ACCTTGGTATGGCTCTACTAATTGCAATCCCAGCATTCGCAATTTCAGTAGCTACACACTACGGTCTCTGGAAGCCTACGGGCGTTTCAGAAGCAGCACAAGACGCTTTCAATAAAGGGTAACACACAATGAAGAAATTAGGGAAGATAGTTGGATTCGCAATACTTGGCTTACTTGCTACAGTAGGGCTATTCACTATCTCTCTAATTATCTATTACTGGCCTGTAATCGACAGAATGTATGTACGTCCTTGTCATTACTATCCACACACCTTTTCAGATTGCGTAGAAAAAAATAACTAAGGAGACTATATGATTAGTTTATTAGTAACACTATTGCTTGGTGGTATTGCAGGTTGGCTTGCAAGCATCATCGTAAACAGAAATGAACAAATGGGAATTGTTTGGAACATCATCGTTGGTATCATCGGTGCAGTTATTGCAAACTTTGTTCTAGCACCTATGGTTGGTGTATCAGCAGATTTAAGCACATTTAGTCTTGGCTCATTCATCATGGCCGTACTAGGTGCTTCATTACTACTTGTTATCGTCAACCTAATTACTCGTAAAAGAGTACGTTAGCTATGGAAACGCCTCGTAGTAATCCTAATGAGGCGTTGACACCATACTTTGTAGGAGACGAAATGGTTTACGTGCCAGTCATAGAATATTATATCTATGCTGGCATGAGACCAGAAGAAGCACTTGCAAGAATCGCTCTGCAAAGAGCAATAGAAGAAAGTAGGGTGGAGACTGCTAGCGATGATTGACCGACATCACGTTCTAAACACAAGAAATCACTGGTCATCAACAAAAGAAGCAAAACAACTAAGGGATAGTTACGTCTATAGAATTGACCGAGAGGTACATAATGATATACACAAATACTGTCCCTCAGTGCCCCTACTGGGCTATTATGCCCTAAGAGGCGTATTAAGAAACATCAATCCAACTGGCGAACCGCTACAAGATTTAGATGAACTATGTTCAGCTATAGACTTATCGAACAAACACCCGAATGCTCACCCTATAGAGCGTCAATTAGGTGCTCTCTCAATCGAAGCAATCCGTTTACAGATTCCATTCTTTACGCCAGTAGACAGAACAATAATTATTTAAAGGAGATTGCGTGTTTAAAGTATACTCAACTACAACATGTGCATATTGTCAAATGGTGAAGAAGTTTCTCACCCTAAAAGAAAAAGCTTACGAAGAAGTTAATCTAGATGAGAACCCTGAAGAACGCTCACGTGTTCAGGCTCTTGCAAACGGTATGACATCTGTACCAGTAGTAACAAAGATAGAAAATGGTGAAGAAAAGCTAGTTGTTGTGGGCTGGAATCCACAAATAATGATGCAAGCAATCTAAAACATAGCCTCTGGCGTGTTTTAAGCACTAAATAAGCCCTCTGAATGCCAGAGGGCTATATCTTTGTGTTCGTTTCTGTAGAGTGCCTTAGAGAGGCTTAGAAACGGTCATAGAGTTTAGTAGATATACACAAACTCTGAAGCAGAAGTGCTTCGAGTGCCTACAACGTTCCAGCCAGCAGCACCATTCATCTCTGAAATGTTCACTGTACCACCACTGACAGACTCAACATACACAACGTGTCCTGCTGAACCAACAAAACTCACACCGATTGCACCAGCACGAGGCTCTGAACCTGTTGCAAAACCAGCTGCTTGAGCTGAAGCATACCATTGATTGGCGTTACCCCAGAATGAACCAATATCAGGGCGTTTGTTTTTTACGTACCAAGTACAGTAACCATATCCGTATGAGTTACCAGCTGTTACGTGAACATTAGAGCTAGCAGCTGCACGTCCACCACCGATACCACTACCGTATGATTTTAATTCATGATTGAGTTTAATAAGTTCTTCAATCTTCTTTTCAAGCTCTGCTTGTTTTTGGTTTTTCTCTTCAATTGTCTTAGCGTTCGCCTCAAGTGTTTTTTGCTTTTCACTGACATCATGCTTCAACTCCTCAACATCTTTTTGAGTCTTTTGTATAACTACTTGATTTTGTTGAATTTTATTCTGAAAGTCTGCTTGCATCTCATTTTGACGATGTACTGCAAGAACTAGAGCTGTTAGCAAGCCCAGAATTAATACTATACCAACACCGAGTAGAAGACGACGTTGATTCTTCTTTTTCGATAATGTTTTTTTGACCCTTTTCACGGGTCTAAAGCGTTGCTTCATATTCTTTAATTTTGTTATTAGATTCATGTTACCTCCCATGAAATAAGACACTCTTAAAAGAGTGCCTCGTTTACTACCACCAAGTGTGGTCTTTATATGGTGTTGTATTAGTCCGAGGACTGTAACAACTACCTGTACATTTTCTAAAGTTCCATGCAGCAGCCCAACCGCCGTAGCCTTGAGCATACTGATGACACCATTTTAATTGTGTAACTGGATTAGTCATGTAATCAGCACCAGCACTTGCCATTTTGCTTGCTGGTAATGCCTGACATAACCCATATGCACCAGAACCAGTAGTGTTCCACCGTTCTGTTCCGCCCCAGCCACCTTCAGGACTAACCCCTTGACAGCCGTTAATTACACATTCAACAAATTGCCAATCTGATTGCGGAATACCAGCTGCAATTAACCATTGTTCTTTACCACCACTAGCAGCAGATGCCGTAGCAGTGCCTGTTGCACCGTTTACGACCTTCTGAGAGGCTTGAGCTAATTTAGTTTTAGCCTCTGCTTTAGCTTGAAGTTCAGCCTCAAGACGTAGCTTTTCAGCTTCTAGACGCTTCTTTTCTTCAGACAACTCATCAATTTGTTTTTGATTAAGTTGCTTATCTTTATTAGCGTCCTTGAGTTTGTTATTCAAGTTATCATACTTAAGATTTAGCTCGTCAACATCTGTAGTGAGACTTTTGACCTCAATGTTTTTTAGCTTGAGATTATCCCTCTCTTGTATGATATAGTTTGCTCCTAGTCCCACGAATGACATTGCAATCAGTGCGAATAGGAAGATTTTGAGTTTATTACCCATGAGTTAGCCCCAGATTAGAGTTGATATTAATATCTACTAATAACTGTTTGAATGGGCTATTTTTCCCCTTTTGTTGTAAACGTTACGAATACTTTAACTAGCGTGATGAATGCGTGAATCGCAATAGGTGCGACAATCACTTTTGGTACAATTTCATTTTCAGTGCCAATAAAGACAATGGCTGTTGCTAGAATTTCGCTAGCTACAAGCAGAAAGAGTCCTAATCCAATTATACCACGACCACATGCACCCCAGTTAATGTTGTACCAGTGCTTAGTATTCTCGTTAGATTTAGTATTAGTTACTGTTGACTTAGTGTCTGTTTTTTTCACGGTGTTTATCCTTTCGTGATGTTTTATCTTACAATAAAGATTGTAAACGAAAACTCTCAAAAAGTCAACCCTTTTCTTGATAAAACTACCTATCGACTCAAGAACATCAGCAAATCTATCGTTAAACGTCCGCTTGTAAAGACTAAATCCAGCAGGAGGAAGAGACCAAACACTGCCCCTAAACTTGCCGTCACGTTTAGCGTCTGGTTTAGCAGATTCTGGTACTTCAAGCGTTTCGTATTTAATTTCATTGTCGCTACTAGACTCATATAAGTCTCCCTCCGTATCGTCATTATTAGAATGGGAGGTCATTGTGTCTCTCATTCCATTTGACACCAGTTAGCTCTTCATATAGCTTTGCATAATCTTCTAGATTAACGCTAAATGAACGCTCTTCAGGTATTGATGTTAATAATTTATGCAGTGCATCTTGAGTAAATTCTACATCTTGACCAACTTGTACGTCAATCTCATCACCATAAACGCCACCAAGTTGCTCTTTTGCTTGTTCCCAAGTGCCAATTTTCCAGTTTGCACAAGCATTTGCTATAGCAAGTATAGTGCCCTTACCAATTTTGTAGCCTTTTTCTTGGTATTTACGTGTACGTATGAGTGAGATGTATGGGAATCGAGTGCCACGGTTGAAGTGCAGCGTTCGACTAGTAACATCAGACAAGAAATTAGGTGACATTTCAAGTTCACCAGTCTTCAAGTCAATACCAGCCATACAAACAGTGAAGTCAAAGGCTTCAAAGACTGATTTAAGACTGTCAAAGTAATCAAAGTGGATAAACTGAACGGTTGCACCAGTCTCTAAGTCACGAATAGTGATAGATTTATCTGTGTGTCCGAGATAAACATTTTCCCAGTCATCAGTAATCTTGACAAATGCTTTAGTCATAGACTCTTTGTCTCTAAAGTAAATGTCAACGTCTTTAATTTCTGTGTGTGTGAATGCACTTGTGAGTGCTCCGCCAGCAATCATAGCTCCTGCTTCAGCACAAGCATCTAGAATAAGACTACCTAACTGACCAAGAACGGTATTCATTTGTGGTGTGAAGTCAAAAACCATATTGGTCTTTCGGTACTCTTCACCATTTATTATCATCTTATCTTCGTTCACTATATCCCCCTGATTAGTATATTTCTATTGTAAAGTTATATTCTTACAAAGTCAATACTTCTTACGGTATAAATCTTGCGTTTTGTAACTCTAGTTCTAGCTGTTTCTCTACCTTGTTTGCAAGTTTTCTTGCAGCAATGAATTGATTACGCCAGTACTCGTATACTGCTTTGGCTTCTTTGATTTGAGTTACACACTCAATTTCAGCGTCCATTGCAGTGATTACAGACTCTTGCAGTAAAGCCCATGACTCTCTGTCCGTAGCATTAGTAAGCTTGTCTTCCCCTTTAAGCTTTCTTGCAGCTAGAATTTTTCTTGCTTTTTCTCTTTTGTATTCTTGGTGCAACTTGAAGCGTTGCTGTTCTAAAGATGCAATTTTTATTTCTAGCCGTCCGATAATAGTAGGGGACATCGTAATAATCTTGTCAATTTTAACATCGTCAAGTATTGAAAAGTCATCATACTCCTCTTCAGTAAGCACAAAGTTCTTAACAATTATTTCAACTTCTTTATTGACTGTCATTATATATCCTTAATTAAACTTTCAAAGCGTTTCATAACTGCTTCATTACGTTCAATTCTTTTGATAATTACTGCTTCTTCAGGGTCTAAGTCTGGATTATAGAAAATAAGCAAAGCCCATTTTCTCTCAGAGACAAACATACCCCATTGAATTTGTGCAATAATTGTTGTGTCTGGACGCTCTCCGTTTGACAGGTGCCTATCTTTTGAAAACGCCTTACATTCAACTATACCGTCATCACCGATTAAACCGTCTGGGCTATAGCCAGCACAAGGATATTTGTCATTAGTAATGAACCCTGTGTGATGAACTACTACATCTTCTATTGCTTCTAAAAGTTCTACGGCTTCTGGCTCTAGTCGGTGACCCCTTCGTGTTGAGCGATTACCCTTGAAAGAATTACCAACTAGTTTTGCCAAAAGTATGTCATCTGGGTCTTTACCTTTCAACAATGAGTAAGCATCTGTACCAGTGAGGTAGGAAAGTCTTAACTCCTTCCACTCTGGTGAACCTTGCTCAAGGTCGTTATAGTAAGTGACCGACATGGTTTATTTTTTGTCTTTTTTGTGTGCAGCTAGGATTTTAGCTTTTGTGTCTTCATCGGTAGGAGCTTCGTCCTCAAGACCGTAATCAGCATTATCAATAAGCTCAAGTTCACGAACTTCTTCGGTGAAGTAAACTTTACAAGCACGTTTGATAACTGACTTACGCCAAAATTCTGATTCCCACTTGTTCCATGTAGAACTGTTACGGCTAGAACTTCGCATCTTCTCAAAGTCTTCTTTAGTTAGAAGCTCAAGTGATTCATCACCACTTTCATTATTCAACTTAACTACACAGTAAGCACCGATAATTGGCTTTGCACCAAATGGGTCTGTGAAGTTGTGAGTGTAGACAACAGAACCGCTTTCTTTTGCGAACTTGAAGTCATCACCCTCTTTAACAAGCTGAACATCAAAGAACACATCAGGGTGCAGTTGTTTTACTTTATTCATGTAGCCATGAAAAGTAATGAGTCCCATATTCTTACCAGTGAGTACTACATTCACACCGTCTAGATTCACACCAGCATTAAGGTACTTAGTCACAAGTGAGTAAAGTTCCATGTCGGTGTGCTTCTGTGTCTGGTCTGCACTGCTTAGGTAAGCAATTGACTTTTCAACTTTTGCAACGTCCTTACCTTTATCAAGTAGAAGTTGTTTAACTTTGCTTAAATCAGCCATTATTTTTTCTCCTTAATCAATACATATTGACTTTTGTTAATTTGAACACCAGCAGGAAGAATATTCATAAGAGTGTAGTCTTCTTTGATTGCCTTCAGGTCAACTTCAACAATTGTTTTTTCTTTTTTGTATTCAGCTGGCACTTTTTCTTCATCAGTGACTTTGTACAGGTCTTTTTCTACAAGAGTAATAGAACCCCATTCACCTTGTAGTTTAGGAATACCGAACTTAATCATTTCATTTTTGACTGACTCACGAAACAGTGTGTCTTGTGTCTTCAGAGACTTTTGTAGCGTAAGATAATTCTTAAACTCCTCATTCTCTTCAAGCTGCTTTTCAAGCAGTACAAGCTGGCTTTGCTTTTCAAAAAGCTCTGCTGCTTCTTCTTCTAGCTTCAGCTTTAAAGCTTTCTTATCTTCTTTTTTAGGCACTTATCCCTCCGTTCTTGGTTATGGTTCTATTATAGATGAATTCGCTTACGAATACAAGGGCTAATCCCAACATTCATTCATAACTTTTTCAACATCTTCATCTGTTAAACCTGTGCAAAGAGGGTTGTCACACTCCACTGAATCAAGACCGCCACAAGCACACTCTATAAAGCCATTAGAGGCTCTGTGAGCGGGCGTACAGCAAGCTTTGACAATAGATGTGTCTTTATGGCTACACAACGGCTTACCGTCATTACCAAGTATGTGATATGCTTCAACTTGTTTTGTTTCTGGTAAATTGTTCATGTAACCCCCTATTAATTACTTATGCTATGTGTAAATCTTCTTGAATCTGTCGCACAATTTCATTGCGGATATAATTCGCTGGGATATTTGCACGTCTTTCAGCTTGAGCTAGCATCTTTGCTTCACGCTTTGGTGAGTTTTTGAATAGAACCCCACCAGCTAGTACTGCTGGCCCACCTGTTTGCTGTGGTGGGTGTGCCTCTGGTGGCATCATGTGCTTATGTGTTGTGACCCTCATCTTCGTTTCACGTAGGTAATCTACGTACATCTTATCCCCCACTGAACTACCCTACTTTCTAATCCAGCTTGCCCAGATTGTTTGCGGCAAAGTGAAATATGTTACTTTTTTATATCGGTCAAATTGATGTGTCATCATATCAATCATACCATGATTTTCTAAATTGTTTATGTTTTGTTCAATTGATTTTTCTAGTGGACTTTTTATCCCAAAGAACCGCTTAACTATTAACTTGTAACGGTACATATAGGTTTCTCCTTTTCATCTCGTTATTGTGTTGACGTATAGTGATAGCGTCTTGGATAATGTCCTTAACCAAAGTGTTGCGAGTGTGTGACAAAACTTCTTTCAACTCTTTCACGGTACATACGCTTTGCAAATAGGTGCTTCCGTCTTGTTCTGACTGGACTAGCTCTTTTGCTCTTCGTACTTTTTGTGCTGTTGTCATTTGTTTTGCCTTTCTTGCTTCTTTGTTTATCACATTTTTATTGTAAACATAAACAGTATTAAACACAAGCACTTTTTTACTAAAAAATTTAACAGATAAAAAGGCTTGACTTATACACACCTTGCGGGATATAATGAATATAAGGGACACGGAGTTTGCTTCTCGTTATTTATCCTTTCGTGATACTTGACTCCGTGCTCCACCTTAATATGGTATAATAAAGATAGGTTATGAAAATGATTGTAATAACAGGAACGAAGCGAGCGGAAGGCACAGAACGTGCCGTGATTAAACATGTCTCAAAACGAACCTTTACAATTTATCCCTCATAAACGAACGCAGCAACAATTCTATCTTTAGGAGCTAGCAGCTCCTTTTTTAATACTCGCTTATGGGTCTGATGCCGAACGGTCAAGGCAACTGCCTTTTAAGCAGTACAGAGTGGGTTCAACTCCCACCAGACCCTCCACAATTACGAACGGTAGCTTAGTTGGCTAAAGCATCTGTCCGATACACAGAAGACCGTAGGTTCAAGTCCTACCCGTTCGACCAAAAAGATGATGGCGTATCGTCCAATGGTGAGGACAATAGTCTTATATGCTATGAATCAAGGTTCAATTCCTTGTACGCCGACCACATTAACAATTTGCCCGAGTAGCTCAACTGGCTAGAGTGCTTCCTTTACACGGAAGAAGTTGGGGGTTCAAGTCCCTCCTCGGGTACCATGATTTGACTATAGGTCACACGCTTGGTAGTTTTTAGCAGCACGGTTTTTTGCGTGTGAAGCCACTATCTACGTTCCCCGAGTTCAAAAGTTAAAACCGTGAGACGGTTTTCGGTGAATATAGTCAAATCTAAGTATTGCGGGTTACAGTTCTGGTTGAACTGGTCGGTCTCATAAGCCGAAGAGCAGGGTTCAATTCCCTGGCCCGCAACCAAATAAGCGGGTGTAGCTCAATTGGATAGAGCAACTGCCTTCGAAGCAGTAGGTTAGGAGTTCAAGTCTCTTCACCCGTACCAATTAAAAATATATGCCCCCAAAGCATTGAAGTGATGCACCAGTTTTGTAAACTGGAGAGTACGGAGCGTTACCGTATGGGGGCTCCAAATTTGCGACATTAGTGTTAATGGTTGAGCACGGCTGTCTTCCAAACAGCAAGGTGGGGTTCAAGTCCTCAATGTCGCACCAAAAATACGCACCTGTCCCACGGACGGGCTGAGGTGTTCTAAGCCGAAAGTCTAGGTTCAATTCCTAGCAGGTGTACCAATATGGGGCGTAATGTTCCAAGGCTGGCGAATCTCCCTTGCACGGAGATTGGGAGGGTTCAATTCCCTCACGCTCCACCATATTACACAGCGTGTTTAAGCACCTTTTCAATTCGTTTAGATTCTACTCTGTCTGCATAAGACGGACGAATATGACCGATGTGATAGCCGTCACAGTAGTTGCATGAGTAAGCTCTGATTCTACCGTTATTTGTTTTGAGATTCATTCTCTTAGCAGCAGCTTTTGCATCTGGCTTTTTAAGATAAGTTCTTTTGATTTTGCAACCACGCACCTCAAGGTAGTGATTTGTAACGTCTTCCCTATTCATGTTCCCTCCTAGTTAGTCTTATGTTTATATTGTAAATACATAAGCACAATAAATCAATATGGGCTTGTAGCTCAACGGTTAGAGTAGCTGCCTCTTAAGCAGTTTGTTGTGAGTTCGATTCTCACCAAGCCCTCCATATATGGCCCATTCGTCTAGTGGTTAGGACACAAGATTTTCAATCTTGCAAGGAGAGTTCAATTCTCTCATGGGTCACCATTTTGTATAATAAGAGTATGGCTAATCATAAAAGGAAGCCGAATTATCAGGCGACACGTTCTTGCGGATTATGCAAACCCCACAAAAGGGTAGGCAACAGCAAAGAAAAGACACAACCTAAATATCGAATGCAAAAAGTTAGCTCTCAAAAGCTATTGACTTTAGCATGAGCGGCATCTACAATTGAATTAGTAAGCAATTACTGGAACTCACAATTATCCTTAAAATTGTGGCGGGGTGTAGGGAGAAAAAGACTTTGAAATATAAGTCTTTTTCTTTTTGCAATTTTAGTTTACAATAGAAATATGAATGAATTTGAAAATCTTAAAGCAAGTGTCAACTCAATCTTTGATGACATTGCTGTAACAGAAAACATTATTAAAGCGTTTACAGACCACAATAAAGTGAAGCTAGATAAAAACTTTATGTTGTTTATGCGTTCTGATTACTTGACAACTGAACTGCTATATATAAAGCATTGTGAAGAAATGGCGTGGCGTATTGTACGTGATGAAGACACACGACCAGCGACAAATGCTGAATTGCTTAATCTTACAAGCAGTGCTTCATCTCAAGCAAAGTTTAACGGTGATGGCGTTCTTGTCTTTGATAAACTCTTCACGCTAGTTATGGGTAAAGAGAGTCCAGCACATGGCATTTATCCAGAGCCTTACAAGGGTCATACTGATAAACTTATAGATGAGATAAGAAAAAAGTACACAATATCCACCAGAACCCTTGTATTATAGAATAACGATATGGTATAATAAGAATAGACAACAAGTTTGTATCTTTAAATAGTGTGTTGGTCGCCTAATAAGTTACCGAACGGCTAAGGCCCTAGACAGCTCGAAAGAGCAGCGAATTCACGGAGTAACCAAGGACGGGAATTCAATCTGTAGAAATACAGTGGATAGTGACAAACCACCTAAACCCAAATAAACTATACAAAAGATTTACTTCAGCGTACTAGTTCGGAGGTGGTGATATGAGAGACCAGGTGCGAAGGCATATTTCTCTCCCGACACATTTTTTGAAGATATAAGCAAGTTGCAGAAGAAAACATTATGACATACTCATTACAGCAACAACTCAATTGTAATCACTGGCCGCTAAGTTCAGATTACTTTACATTGGGCGCTTGAGTATATTCATATATAGATAATTCTTAGACTGAATAAACCGAGCACCCAGAGAAATCTAGGTGCTCTTTCTTTAACAAATCAAATCAATGACGGACAAGGCTAAACGTTACCTAAGCTGCAAAGTATGGTAACACTACCAAGTAAGGTAGGGGAATATGAGGGAAACCAACACGATTGTGGGAGGCGTGTGGTCATTGATTATGTGGGGCTAACATTAAGCTTTTGACGGCTTACTTTGTAAGTTCGGACGAGGGGGCGGTACCCTCTAGCTCCACCAAATATAGGGTCGTGGTGAAATGGCTATCATGTCGGTCTCCAAAACCGTTGTTTCTGGTTCAAGTCCAGGCGACCCTGCCATAACTTGGTATATTGTAGTGGTAACATGAGGCTCTTGGATAGCTTCGTCCGTGGTTCGATTCCACGTACCTTGACCATATCAGGATATAGTGTTTAATGGCTAGCACACATGCTTTGGGAGTATGTAGACAAGGTTCAAGTCCTTGTATCCTGACCAGAAAAGCTATGTACATTTAAATCGTTAATGTTTATAATAGAAATTGCGGCATCGTTGTTGTTTTATAGGTTAGAATATTCATCTGTAATACTGGCGTAAGACGAAACAGATTGGGGGCACTAAATGCAGAAGCGTCGCAAACCCTCTGGTATGGCACTCTAGCTCAACTGGTAGAGCACTACGTTGAAGCCGTAGGGGTTCTCGGTTCAAATCCGAGGGGTGCCACCACATTTGCTCAAGCGGTACAGTTGGAGAGGTACGCTAGACTGTAAATCTAGTCCTTCGGGTGAGTAGGTTCAAATCCTACCTTGAGTACCAAATTTGCGGGGTTGACCGAGTGGTTAGGTAGCGGTCTGCAAAACCGTTTAGAGTGAGTTCAAATCTCCTACCTCGCTCCACATTAACAATATGCCCTTGTACGCAAACATGGTATAGCGACAGTCCTCAAAAGACTGTGATTATAGGTTCGATTCCTATTGGGGGCACCAAATTAACAATACAATATGCACGAGTGGGGGAATTGGTAGACCCGCTAGTCTTAGAAGCTAGTGTCCGCAAGGACGTGCGAGTTCAAGTCTCGCCTCGTGTACCATAAATTTACTGATGAGTAAAAAAGTAGGTTCAATTCCTACGTCTTGGATAGGGCAGTCCCTAGCTCATCAGTAAACCGTGGATAACGTCCTATAGAGGAACTGGTACACTCAGGAGGCTTAAACCCTCTGCTATGTGAATAGCGTCTTGGTTCAAATCCAAGTGGGACGACCAGAGTACATTTTATAACGGGGGCTGGCGAAATTTTAGACGCAGCACGAGAATGCTTGTAGGGAATCACAGAACGTATTGCACGTTTTGCCTCAATCAGGCTCTCAGTAAGTTTCAGGCGTGTCGCTAGTTAGGAAAAGCTAGTGTGTAGGTGTGAGTCCTACGCCCCCGACCAATGGAGAGGTGCGAGAGCGGTTTAATCGGGCAGTCTTGAAAACTGCTGTGGTGTAAAAGCCACCGTGGGTTCAAATCCCACCCTCTCCGCCAAGAAAAGAACTAGCAAGAAAAACTTGCAAGTTGTGCAAAACATATGGAGACCGAGGACGAAGGAGACGAGTCGTTAGCCTGTGAAGCTGAAGAAAGTGGGAGCATGTCCCATCGGTCACCCCAAGAAAAAGCATGGACGTATGGAGGAATGGTTAACTCACTTCCCTGTCACGGAAGAGATTGCGGGTTCAAATCCCGTTGCGTCCGCCAAATATATAATCCTCTGTAGTGTAGTGGTAACACGTCTCCCTGTTAAGGAGGTATCACTGGTTCAAGCCCAGTCGGAGGAGCCACATTAACATATTCCCTTGTCGTCTAAAGTAGGACGCAGCCCTTTGAAGGCTGTTATCTGGGTGCGAGTCCTAGCGAGGGAGCCAAATTGATATTTGGGGGGTGCGGAAGTAGTCATTAATAAGGGCTGTGAGTAGTGAGTACGTCTTTGAGTAATTAACAAAGAGGTATACTTGCAAGGGGCAGTCACGAAAAGACAAGCTATGACCAACGAAGCCTGTACAGCTTTACTTATTGTAAGTATGAAGTGTAACTCTTACGCCCCCACCATGTGTCAATTTATGGAAGATGAACTAGCGAGGTGCTAGACCGTCCTGCTAAGACGTGTGCGGTGAAAGCCGTTGGGTTCATGTCCTACGTCTTCCGCCAAATCAGTAATTAACTTTTTCGTGCCAGAGTGCGGTGACTCCTATCGTGGCTCCAATAGTGAGTATCACCCACAAGGCAATAAAACCACCACTTGCCCAAGCAGCTTCAGTAGCTGCTTTTTTTGTTTTCTCTTCAATAGTATCTGAACCCACATTAATAGCTCCAGAGCCTTCAGCGGGCTTTAAATGGCCTTGTGAGGTGTTTACAAAGATGCTTCCAGAAACAGCGCCGTCTCTCACTGAATAATAATATCTAATGTTTCCTTCACGGTCACATTCACCCCATGAAAATATACAAGAGCCTTTGCCGTTAGGATAATAATAGTGTCCCTCAACACCGTCAATAACTTCACTTGCATCAATACCTCTTTCAGAACCAAAACGGAACATAGATGAAGGATATTCACGCTCAAAGAATTTAACCTTTTGACCCTCTAGCGTGTCTGAGCCGTTGAAGTCCCATGAATAACTTACTTCAGTATGGCAAGTTTCACCGTCTACGTTTCCCTCTGAGTCATATGTGTCTTCACACACTTCTTCTTCATGTCGTGTGTATTCTTCTTCAGTCTTAGTTACTTTAGAAAATTGCTGTTTCATTTCAGGGAACTTAACAAAATCAACAAACGTGAAAGTACCAGAAGTCATTATGTTACCTTGTCGTGTGTCGATTGAATAATTAAACTCTTCACCGTTTTCTGTTTTGATAGCAGTCTGATAGAGACGCTGCTTATCATGATAACCATTCATGATGTTACCGTGAATCCAAATGCCTAAGCTAATGAAGGCAACCATAACGGCTGCCGACAATAGCCACAGTAGGGCTTCTTTCTTAGTTAGAGAATAAGTCCCGATGTTCATTTTCTGTAGTCTTTAAATCTAAGTATTTAAAATCTTGCTTTTCGTAGCCAAATACACCAAGCCATAGGCGTGTCCAGAAGCCACGTGTATATCGTGCATATTCACGTACATCATTGTTGTATTGAGCACGGTTTTCAGCTAGACGGTTTTCAGTAATACTAAATTCTGTCATTGCTTGCTGGTAGTTTTTCTGTGACTGCAATACTGGGTATTGTTCTACAACTGCTGCAAGCATTAAGCTAGCTTGTTCAACGTTACCTTGACTAGCAACTTGACGTGCTTCAATAGTACGCTCTAGTGTACCGCCCTCATGCTTGTCATATGACTGAACAGCATCTGCAAGGTTATTAAAGAGGTCTGCTCGACGCTTTTCTTCGTTCTTAATGTTACTACCAGAAGTATTAACATTTTCTTCTAGTGAGACTGCACGGTTAAAAGTACCACTACCGATTGATACAATCAAGATGATTGCCAGTAATGCACTACCACCCCATGCAATTAGTTTTATTAGTCCTGGTGTGAGTGTCATTTACTTCTCCTGTTTAGATGCTTATGTTTCATATTTGATTGTAAAGAAAAAAGGATTGAATGTCAATGATATTGTGTGGTATAATAGTAATAGACGCAATCACAAACTACGTGTCATCAGCTAAAAGATTCATCGCTCGATTAGCTGGCGTAATGCAACCACAGATGGTTCTAGTCCATGGCTAGAACGCCTAAGAAATTTAGGCACAAGAACCGAATAAAGGGTCTTGATAAAATCCAGCTTCCGAAAGGGAGCTGATTTTGTTTACAAGCATATCCTTTTTCTGGTATACTAAGTATAGTACTTTCACATCTTATATTTTCATCACCGCCAAGTTTAGTTAAGTTAAGGAAAAATATGATTGAGATGAAAACACACGGGATAGACCCGTCAAAGATAAACCGATATTACTTCCCAGCAAATACTCGTCAGTTCGAGGATTTAGTAGGGAAAATGTTGACCCAAGTTGAAGCTATGAATTTACGTGAAAGCGTGGAAAAAGCCAACAAGGACATTGTTCGTCAGCTGCTATGGAAATGGTGGAATGACGTTCAAGAAAACTCAATGACAAGTTCAAGGTTATGTATTGGCCCGATAATTGCACCGAATGAAACAGGTGTTGTAAGCGACAAGCCGTATATATGGTACACAAGAAGCGGTGAACTGCAAAAGTTCACAGGCGAGGGTAACGGAGACCCAAGCTAAATAAAGCATCTTGGCGGTGTTGTAAGCATAAGATGTATAAGGTATAATAGAAGTAGGCAATATGATGCACTGCTAAACTGTATACACAGGGTTACTTATTACAAGAACCAAAGAGGGGACTCCTGCACGAGTCATACTGCCAGATAGCGTAGATAGTCCCCTCTCCGAGTTTTTCATTGGCCTCACTAGCCGTGAATTTCATACGTCAATCGAATTTATTATTAAAGTCAGGAGGTTTAGTGTAATGAATGTTGAACAATCAAAAGCATATCTAGAAGAACTTCTGCCAGGTTTCACTGTTACTGTCGATGAATTTTGGAAAGAAAAACCAAACAACCGATATTTATTTAGTCGTGACGGAGTAGACGCAGCAATGTTATTCGCACAAAAATTACAACTTACAAAAGAAATGCTGCAAGATGTGGCAAACGCTGTTAGAAAACGATTCGACAGTCCTCAAGCAATTGAAAAAAAGCTTGACGCTGAAGAAAAGAAAGCAGCACCAGAAGCTACAGCTGAAGCACAACCACAAGTTACTGAATTTGCTGGCTCACCAAGTGAGCTTGAGTTTAGTTTCTACAAAGCAGCAAAAAAAGTCGTTGCAGACTTTGAAAAGAAATATCCTATGACTTAAGTACGCAAATAATCGTACTGAATAGGAGTAGACATGGCTCGTCTAAAAAGAGACCACTCAGGCTATCATAGTTATGGCCTATATGCAAAATACAAACAACCTTCAATAAGCGAAAAGCCAAACGGCAATCGTCTGAAGAAAAAGAACACAAACAAATGGTGCAGAGGCAAAATAGGTACTGAGCACAAATGGCACAGTTACCAGCAAAAGCGTTGGAGTGATGAACGCTGGGCTTTCATGAATACCTACATTGAAATTAAATGTGTTGAATGCCGTAAAGAAAAATATATTAAAACTGCACGTGCTGCAATTTATCCATTTCATATTTGGATAGACCACCAGAACGAAGGCTATCAATCAATACAAGTCAAAGTCAATGGAAAAATCTTACCAATCGCAGAATATCAGTATCACAAAGATAGATACTGGTGCAAAGAATGCGGAACTTGGCATAAGTCATAAATATAAGGGAGTCTTACACCCAGACTCCCTTATTTGGTGTCACGGCTCTATAGGATTAGAGCATGAGAAAACACGTAGATTCAGATACCCATTTTATAAATACTCACATACACAAGATGCGAGTGTATATAAGATTATTATTTGTGTCTGTAAGAATTGTAATATGACATTTTACGGCGACCATACAAAATCGGTGCCTTTATCAATCCCCATACAAAGGCTAGACAGCTATAAAGAATATGAAATACAAGTATGTATAAATGGAAGAGTATTAGGCTTAAAAGGCGAAATAGTGACTCCATTCCGTCAAGCGACCCAAGAAGAACTCACAGATGAAACACGTGCTTTCATTGAGAGGGTTCAATAGTGTTTATTATAGTTGCAATATGTTTGTTCTTTTTATTGAATATAAACAAATAAACATCTGATGAACCTTTGACGTGTAGCCTGTAGCCTTTTTCTTCCCTTTTGTACATTGAATGAACCGTGCCGTCTGCATCTTGATATGCTGCATCTTCTTTTTTGTCTAAATCAATGACCTTTTGTAAATTTATAAGGTCTTGTTTGTCAAAACTTTGTAAATCAGCCATTAGTTACCTGCAATGTTTCTAAATCGAGGCTTAACGTCAAATGTTGGGTCAATAGGTCGTGCAGACTGGAAGTATTTCTTACAGACTTTACATTTGTATTGCATGTATAGACCCATTTTGGTAGGACGATATTTCTCACGTCCAATAAGTTCTTCATCAGAATTGCCACATTGAGGGCAAGCATCATGTGTATTACTAAGACGTGCCATGTTAGGGTGATTTGAAATACCAGGAAGCAGTTTATAGTAAAGCTTTTCAAGCAGCTCAACGTCCATGTTGTTATACTTCTTCATCAGACTAATTGTCTTAGGAGCTGGCTCTTTAGACATAAAGTCATCTTCAAGGTCTTTGTAAGTAATGTTTTCCTTGTGACCGAGTTCAAGATAATCAGCAAGCTCATTAAGTGAGTTGCTATGGAATTTATATTTAGAACGGGCAACTTGACAAGTATCAACGCTGAAGAATGGTGACGGTAAGTCAACGTCATTCTTAACATAGAATCTGTTCATCATCTTGTCATCAAATTTCTTGCCGTTGTGAGCCACAACAATATCTGCATCAGTTTGCAAGTCACGAAGCGAAGTCAAAAACTCTTTCATGGTGTTGAATTGGTGACGATACACAAATGTAGGCTTTGCATCACCTTTCCACTTGTATGAATAACACATCAGCTCTTGATGACGTACCCACTTGACAACTTTGAAGTCCCATTTGTTTCCGTAGCCTTCTACAACGTCCCTACAGACCTCAATATCGTAGAATAGCAATTTTACTTTTCGTTGCTCCACCTATTTCCCCTAAATCTAACAGCCATAAGCGGCTTATTTCTCTAATCATACCATACGGTTTTGCACAGGTCAAGTCTTTTTGATTATAAAAGGGTATTGAAAATGCTAAAGTTTCAAAGTACAATAAAGAATAAGCTCTATGGGTAGAAATATAGCTTAGAATAGGGGGCTAAAAAATGAACAATGCTACTACGGGTAGTCTTGGTTTTGACAGAGAAATAGCCCAACTTGTCGGGGTTGAATGTGCCGTTTTGTACCAGAACATTAGCTTTTGGGTTGAGACAAATCGTGCTAACAACCGCAACTTTGTTGAGGGTAAATATTGGACGTATAATTCAGCGAGAGCATTTGCTGAGTTGTTTCCTTTTTGGACATCAAGTAAGGTCGTAAGACTGCTTATTAAGCTTGAAGAAAGTAATCTGATTGAGTCAGGTGAATTTAACAAACAAGGCTATGACAGGACTAAGTGGTATACCATTTGTCAGAATCGGCAAATGGACTTGCCAGAATCGGTAAATGGAGTTGCCGAAATCGGCAAAGCAATACCAGATATAAACAAAGATATAAAAACAGATACTAACGTTCGGCAAGACAAGTCTGATAAATATACCAAAGATGATATACGCCTCACTGATTCATTATTCTTTACTGTTGCTAAGTTATTCCCTACCTATAAAAAACTAGTTGACCGAAAGCCAACAGACAAAGACTACATTGAAATGAACAAGCTTCACCGCATTGACGGCAATGAGTACAAATTAATTGAAGATGTAATGAAGTGGCTCTTTACTGGCTATAAGCCAACAGATACTTTTGACTGGAAAGACCAAATCAAATCACCGTACAAGTTACGCAAACACTTTGACACTCTCCGTAATCAGTTTGAAAAAGCAAAGAAAACTGGACAGTACCGAAATTACGAGTACAGCACAAAGTCACCGAGTGAACGTAAGCCAGTGCCAAAGCCTGTTGATGATGAAGTAAAAATTAGTCCTGAAGAGGCTGCAAAGAACCGTTTGATTCTAGATTTAGTCCGTGCAAAAAAGGCAAGTTTTAGTGACATGAAAACGCTGAAAAGTAAAACATTAGCACAACTTCGTGAGATGCTCAATCCTGTATAATTAGTTATAGACACTTAATAAAAAAGGGGCTATATGGCTACACTACAGGACGTTCAAAACGATACGCTCAACAAAGCAAATTCTATTCTAGATATGGAGGGCATGACTCTCGAACAAAAGCTAGAAGCAATCAACAAAGCTATGCAAGAAAATGCAGCTGAGTTTAACAAATCTAATCCTTCTTCAGCACCGATAGACCCAATGGACGCACTTCATTGTGAGGGTTGTCAGTAAGACTTTAAAATGCTGAACATCACAATACTGGGACAAACACCAGCACAAAAAAACTCAAAATCAATAGCCTACAACAAAGGCACGGGCAAGCCGTTTATCATGTCTAATCAGAATGTTAAAGCTTGGCAAAATTCAGCAGATGTTCAGCTATTGTATTACAGAATCAAAGAGCCACTTCAAGAACGTCAAGAGCTTTCAATCAAGTTCTTTGTAAAAGACAAGAGACGTAGAGACCTTGATAACATGCTCACGACAATTCAGGACGCTTTAGTCCGTGCTGGTATTCTACAAGATGACTCATGGCAATTTATCCGTATCGGTTTAATAGATGCAGAGATTGACAAAGAAAATCCACGTGCAGAAATAACACTAAAAGCTATTGACAGCATAAGCGATTTGATATAAACTAAGATTAGATACTTTTACTAGGAGTATCTATCTGTTAAGCGCCAGTTTCTCACAATTTCTGTTCAAAAAATTGTGTTTTTATCGTAGAGAAAAAGCCCCCAATCAGGGGTTTTTTCTTTTGTAATGAAAAGGCTTGACACAGGGAATATGCTCATGGTAAGATTAGAGCAACAGGAGGACATAATGGGTCTATTTACGAATAAAGAAGCAGAGCTTGCTCGTCAGGAGCTAGCGGAATACAAAAAGGAAGAAGCTAAAGAAAAGCGTCTTGCTAATAACAAGTTAAAAATACAGCTCCAAGAAGCTGAAGATAAACTTGAAAAAGAAAAACGAGTTAATAAAGACCTTGTTGATGACAAGAAGGTTCTTGAAGCTCAAGTTAAAAAAGCCACAAATCTTAAGGTTAAAGAACTTGACCTTGATGAGCGTGAAACTTTAATCAAAGCAAAAGAAGAAGGACTTAACAGCTACAAAGTTGAGATTAAAAAACTCCAAACTGAAGTAACTGAAGCTGAAGACCGAGGCTACAAAAAAGGTTATGCAGACGGCGTATCAGACGGTGTTCGTAAGGGACTTGATTCTACTAAAGATGACCGTAAGATGATGGCTCAAATCGCAGCTATTGCAGCAGCAAGCCACACGCCAGAAGCAACATCTATGATTGCACGTGAAGTTGCAAACGGTATTGCAAAGGATATTGCAGGTGAGCTACCAGCTACCACCCGAAACAAAAACAAGTAAGCTAGAAAGCTTGCCTGAAGACGCTAGAAAATTAGCTGAAGAGCTGATTGCTGATAAGTTCGGTCTAGCTGAAGTTGTAGAGAGCGGAGGTCGGCGTGAAGACCCAGCTTTTTTCGGTCAACGTGGTATGGAAAGCCCATATCCGTTGAACACAATCCGAGGAGAGCTGGTAAGTCACTCAGGGCAGCGGTTCAACTTCATCACTCAACTGTCGCCTTCAATAGGCTGGGAGAATCCACACACGACCTCGGGAAGCTATTCAGGCACATCGAGCAACTTGTCTCAACTTCTAAGGTACGCTGAAGAAGTAATTAGACGACAGGTATCAGAATTTGAAAGACGATACGGTGGTTTTGTAGACCAAATTATTCTTGAGATGAATGGCTACAGACAACACATACGAACTAATCGTGATTTAGAAGAACTGTTTTCAAAAGCATACAGTCAAGACCAGTACAGAATGAACTATCACAAAAACTATTGGGAAACCAGTACAGCAGGAAATTGGAACTATACATGAAACCAGATAATATAATCCTAGAGGGAATCACAGGGAGCAAGGCTTACGGTCTTGACCACGCTGATTCAGATACCGACATCAAAGGTATTTACGTTGCACCTACAGAGAAAATCTTAGGTCTATACAACGTGAAAGAAACCATTGACCACACAGACCCAGACTGGACTTATCATGAAGTTGAGAAATTTATTCAACTTGCAATGAAAGGTAATCCAACAATTCTTGAGCTGCTGTTTCTTGACGGCTACACTACGCTTTCAAAAGCTGGTAAGATGTTAGTTGACAACAGACACTTATTCTTGAGTAATATTGTTTACAAGTCTTACGGTGGCTATGCACTTTCACAAGCACGTAAATTAAACGCACGTGGTGGAACATACGGTAGTGGACGTGGCAATCGCTATGAAAAACACACTCGTCACTGTTTCCGTCTTCTGTATCAAGGTAAAGAACTACTTGAAACAGGGACACTAACAGTTCGTGTAACGCCAGCAATGCGTGAAGAACTATTTGCAATTGGTAAATCAGAACCGTCTGAAATCATTGACCGATTTGAGAAAGAATTTCTTGAGTTTGACAAGATTAAGTCAGTACTACCTGAAGAGCCAAACAAAGAAGAAATCAATAAACTACTCTTGAAGATTAGAAAGGGCAACTAATGCGCCTCAAGCTCATAGAAAATCACTCACAAGGTCACGGCAAAAAGCAAGCATTGATTGCGGTGAATATTAATGAGCTTGCTCTTCTTCAAGGAATGGCACGTCAAATTTCTGCAAACCTACCGAAGAATGGCCCTACAAAGCGTCTTCATATGGTTGCTAAAAGTATGGCAAATGAAATGCAAGCTGCAATTGTAGAGCTTGAAAAATCAGGCATTGATGACCGAACAGACAAACTATATCCACATGATGACAGAGGTGTGTTGTAATGGCATACAAATACTGGAAACTCATGGACAAAGTAGGCGTTGCTGTTTGCTCAAAGAAGCCTGAAGTGTGGCGTGGTAAAGAACAATTTGACGGTTATATTTTTGAAGCTGGTGATGCAGAATCACAAAGAAAAGCTGAAGACTGGGCAAGGCGTTACGATGACCGCTATGACAGTACAAAAGAAACAATTACCTATGAGCCTAATGTTCATCTATTTGAGAATGAAGGCTTTACAGTAACAATACTTGATTCAGCTGGTGGCTCTTCACAAGGTGGACGCTTATCATTTTGGAAGTGTGCTGTTGAAAAAGACGGCATCAAATTTGTAGTTGGTATCAATGACGGCATTTTAGCAGACTTAGTTCGTAACAGTACCTTAGTGAATGGAACTGTTAAAGAAAAGGTTATGTTTGCTCGTCAATCTGGTCAGCCTGGCTTCATTCATGAAAGCATGGAGTCTTATGCAGAAGCCGTTGCAGACATGAACAAAAAAGCAGACATGAAAAAAGCCAAGAAAACTAAAAAGTGGGAAGCTGGTGGAGTTTATCAAAGCCTCACACAAACTTCTATCTGCTTAGGTGAAGTATGGGACTACTATGAAGAAAAAGTAGTAAAGGGTGACGGCTGGTATAAGCGTGATGAAACAAAACTAGTCAAGCGTGATAAGCCAATCAAAGTTTTGTCTTGGGTACACATATATCGTTTTGAAGACGGCATACCTAAAGACTTTAGCGAATTAATGGAAAAAGAACTAAAGGACAGACGGTATATTTACTTTCATACTGGTAGCCCACCAGCAAGAGCTAAAACTGCCCAACTTGAAATAAAAGAAGAAGATATGAAATCTCTTGACAAGATTTACTCATTACGAGAAGACCAAGAAGAGCAATATTCATATAACAGCCCTAAAATCAAGGGAAGATTTAAGAGAGTAAAATAATATGGAACAAGCACTAAGAATCCAAAAACAAATCAAAGAAATCTTTGGTGATGTACCAGTCAACTTGGTGGGTGGTTCTGTTCGTGACATCATTTTAGGTAAGCAGCCTAAAGACTGGGACTATTGCACACCGCTTGACCCAGACACGATTGAACAAAAGATACGTGATGCAGGACGTAAGCCATACACAATTGGTAAAAAGTTTGGCACTATCGGCTTTAAGGTTGAAATTATCAATGACTATGAACCTATGCTACGCTGGCACTCAAAGTTTATCTTTGTAGAAGTAACTACTTATCGTACTGAAAAGTATGACGGTAATTCACGAAAGCCAGTTGTTGAATTTTCAGACGATTTGATGCTTGACCTTTCACGCAGGGACTTTACTATAAATAGTATAGTGCTTCAAGATGACGGAGAATACTTTGACCCTTACGGTGGACGGCTTGATATTCTTGCTAAGAAGATTAAAGCAGTTGGGCGTGGTAAAGACCGTATTCTTGAAGACCCTCTACGTATGCTACGTGCAGCACGTTTCGCTGCTCGACTAGGATTTGAAGTTGACCCTAATCTAATGGGCGTAATGCGTCAACATGCTCATGAAATTACACGTGTGAGTAAAGAGCGTTGGGTAATGGAACTAGACAAGCTTCTTGATTCACCAGACCCTATGTCAGGACTTGAGGTGCTATACAAGACAGACTTGTTGAAATACATGCTCCCTGAGCTTCACACGCTGCTTCTAATGGACGGTAACTTCTTTATCGACATATCACATGGTATTCAAGAAGCAGAGACGCTAGACGAGAAATGGAAGGCTCTATTTAATCCTATTGGTTTACCAGTCGCACGTGAAGAAAGCCGTGGTGAATATAAATATCCAAAGCATGAAGTGATTCGTAAAGAATTGTTGCTTGGTATTTGTGCTCGTCTAAAGTTTTCAAATGAGCGTGTGAAATGTCTGGTACAATAGATAGAGTACCTACTACAGATGAAATGGACAGTATCACGCCAGAAGAGCGTAATGCTTTAGTCGGTTACTGTAATAATGATGAAGAGTGGTTTAAGTTTACACGAGGGGTACACCATGAGCGTTGCCCTAAGTGTAAATCTAAATTCTCAAGTGAGGTAGGTTTTCAAATTACTACTCAACGCACCTTTAGAGAAGAGAAGAAAAAACGTCGCAAAAGGTAAAAACTCTTGATTTAAATTGTAAATTAAATTATAATACCAACAAGAGGGTAAATAAATTATCTAAAAATTGGAGTTTTTATGAGTACAGAGGTCAATACCCCTAAAGTGGGACGACCCCGTAAGGATAAATCAGAGAAGGCAAAGTATCAGCACATAGCGGTGCATGAAAAAGACTATCTGGCTTTTCTTGAAAAGGTTGAAGAGAGTGGACTAAAAAAAGTGGAGACATTCCACGACATGGTAAAGCAGTACAAACCGAAGAAAACGGATTGACACCATGAGCTTTATCAGGTAGAATAAAACAAACAGGAGGTGGACATGGCTTGTGCAAGTTGTGCAAAAAAGAAAGCAAATAGTTATCAGGATATGAAGGCAATTGAAACGCCCCCTTTCCGTGCTACTGATATTACTGTCTATGACATTGAACAGAATGAAGCAAGAAAATTTCAATCCGATGACTGGAATACAAAGACGAACAATCTATTATTGTTTGTACCTACCGTAGAATCTATTAAAGAAATAGGTGATACGTTAGGAACTGAAGACGTTGAAGTTACGTATGTGACTAATCAGCCTCTTCATCAAATTAAAGACTACTATGAAAACGGTGCTGAAAAGCCAGTGTTCAATAGAATCTTTGTAAGTTACTTACTACCGTCACGAACAGGGCTGTTACATAACGGCTTCACAAAGAAAGCAGCAATGTTTATTGTGAAAGACGGAGATACTTCAATTCAACAATTGTTTTATCACAGTAGCTTTAACTACGAAGCTCTTGGTCAGTTCTTGAGTGAGTATCTAAATGATAATCATTAAAAGAGGGCGTGTGACTTTCTACATTAAAGATGACTCTGTAGTTGTCTCTAATGGAGATTTTCAATACTCTTCATATAATACTTTTGCATTGGCGAATAAAGGACAGTTTCAGACTTTCAAAGACACTATCCTTAATTCACAACCACCAGCATTCACTAGCATTGTTGAAGTTGTTGAGCTAAGTAGTCAATGTGAAGTATACGGCTTCAGTACACGAAAGCCAAATCTAGAAGGGATTGAATATGAGTACCGACCATGACCCAACTAAAATAGTTCTTCAAACAAATGTAAGGGCTGATAGAGACCCGACACGAGTACGAATGAGCGGTACAGCAATTCACGGTAACACACCGTTTGACGTACCTTTCATGAGTGAGATTGTGCCAGGGCTTTATCAAGGTGGCTGTCAACAAGGTCTCATACTGCCTCATTTCATTCATCACATTGTAAGTCTCTATCCATGGGAACGTTACAAGATAGAGCATAACGTAGATAGCGAACTCTATGTACGTATGTATGATAGTGAAGAACAGGGCTTTGAGCAAGTAGAAGAAATTGCTAAGTGGGCTTTCAAATGCTGGCAAGACGGCAATACATTAATTCATTGTCAAGCTGGCTTGAATCGTTCAAGTCTAGTTGCAGGACGTGTTTTAATGCTTATGGGCTACACAGCAAAGGAAGCAATTGAGAAACTTCGTAAGAATCGCTCACCCGCTTGTCTCTGTAACCCTAGTTTTGAACAGTACTTATTAAGTTTATAAAAGAAAATTGCAAAAATCTATTGACTTACATAAGTACTATGCGGTATAATTATATATAGAACCTTTACATATAGATTACTTGGGCGACGATTAGTAGAGTTACTTCGTAGCTAAATGGTTTAGCATCAAATTCAAACTTTGACGTTTGTTGGTTCAATCCCAACCGAGACCCGCAAGGGTATCATACCTCTGCTTGCCTTTTCCCCGAGTAATCTTGATAATTTTTTGAAATAAGCGGGTGACGACCGTGAGAGTTACTTCGACTGTTAATCGAGTGATGTGG